GTACGATCCAAAGAGAAGAACCTTCAATACGCAGCAGTGGCAAGAGAGCATCACCAAGACGGCGGGTACCACCTACATGTTCACTTGCAATATTCCAAGATTAAAGATACTCGCAAGCCAGAGTACTTTGACTACATCGGAGGAAAGCACGGAGATTACGAGATCACCAGGGACAGCAAGGATTGGCAAGGGTACATCCGCAAAGAGGGTAATGAAATATTCGAATACGGGACCGTACAGCTCGGAGAACAATCCCTTTACGAAATGGCCAAGACCATGCAACACGACCACTTCTTTGAAGCCTGCAGAAAGAAGAGAATCTGCTTCCAATATGCAAAAGAAGCCTGGACAGCAGCAGCGTTGGTTGACACAACTATTGAACCCGATGAAGAGATCCATGGTAACGTCACTTCGATACTTAGCGTCGTTGACCCAAGAGTTGAATTCAAATCAACCGTTATCGTGGGACCTAGCGGAATTGGAAAAACAGTTCACGCCAAGAGAATGGCTTCCAAACCAGCCCTTTTCGTCTCCCATCTCGACGACCTCAAGAGCTTCGACCCAAGAAGACACCGATCAATTATTTTTGATGACATGTCCTTCACACATATCCCCATTCAAGGGCAGATCCACCTTGTTGACCAGTATGAACCAAGATCAATCCACGTTAGATATGGCGTGGTCAAGATACCTCGAGGAGTCGAAAAATGGTTCACAAGCAACTCTGCGGTTTTCACAGAGCACCCAGCAGTGAAGAGAAGAGTAAATCAAATAAATCTTTATTAAATAAGGTTAGAACGAGTAATCGTATCAGTTGTACTCAAAGTAGCAGCATAATGATACACCTTAGTCGTATTAATTTCAAGAGAAACAGCACCGCGAATACCAGTAGAAGTATCAGCAGAAGGATTATAAGCAACAATTATATAACCCTCAGTCAAATTAGCCCCATGCGTCTTAGTCATAAGATCCTCTTCAGTAATGATATAATTTCCAGGATCACGAATCTGAGTAGAGAACGTCTGTCCAATACTCAAGCGAACCCTACGGGAAGACTTAATCACATATAAAGATCCAAAACCAGGAGCATCAAATGGCGTCACACCATCAGCCATGTTATCAGCCACAATAGTACCAGCAGGGAGGGTGTCCTGCAGATCGATCATCTGAGACCACAAGGTAGCAGGAGAACCACTCGTAGTACCAGCAGGACTATTACCATCCTTACGAGCAATCACATGATACAAATCAATAAAACACAAGCCATCACGATACGAGGCATCACTAGTAGCAGTATTCTTAATCGTCAAATTCATAACAGCACTTCTAAAGCGAAGCTTAGTAGTAGCAAGAGATGTAGCCGGAGCAACATTATTATTAGCAGTAAAGATATAACGCAAATCACCATTGTCCCAATTGTTATTAGTACCAGGGGTAGTAGAGTTATCACCAAAACCGTACAAAGTAATACCACGAACAACCTGAGCAGTAGAACCATTAGTAGGCGTATTCGTCATAGCAGAAGTACGAGGAATAAGCACAGTCTTCATACCTTGACATTTGTCAAGCATATAATTAAACCTTTTAAAAGCTCGCTTATGGAGCTTCCTTACCCGACGAGGAGCACGCTTACGTCGATATAAACGATGTTCATCGTTTTGAAACGTAATGTTACCATACTCAGCAGCACGACCATTACGACCAACAGTACCAGTACGTGAACCATTACCTGCCCATTGAAACCCAGTAGAAACAGCAGCACCAGCAGCTTGACCAGCAAACCGCTTAAAACGCTTCCATCCGCGTCTAAGAGTTCGAGAGAAATGCTTACGCTTCATCGCACCCCGGTAATACTATACGGGGTGCTTATATACCTATTATAATCCAGAAATCCAGCATATATAGAAACTTTAGGGTAACCCCTGCACTACCAAATACTAACCCCTATTCCCATAAGTGGAACCTTTCCTAAGCTAAACTATTTAACACATGGCATACGGCTCACGCCGTATGCCTTTCAGACTTACTGGAGTTGACTTTGCCTTGACCTTTCCTAGAAATGAAACTTGTCCTAAAGTGGCGTTGGAAAGAATACGATCCAAAGAGAAGAACCTTCAATACGCAGCAGTGGCAAGAGAGCATCACCAAGACGGCGGGTACCACCTACATGTTCACTTGCAATATTCCAAGATTAAAGATACTCGAAAGCCAGAGTACTTTGACTACATCGGAGGAAAGCACGGAGACTACGAAGTCACTAGGGACAGCAAGGATTGGCAAGGGTACATCCGCAAAGAGGGTAATGAAATATTCGAACACGGGACCGTACAGTTCGGAGAACAATCCCTTTATGAAATGGCCAAAACAATGCAACACGACCATTTCTTTGAAGCATGCAGAAAGAAAAGAATCTGCTTCCAATATGCGAAAGAAGCCTGGCTTGCAGCAGCAATGGTTGACACGACTATTGAACCCAATGAAGAAATCCCTGGTAGCGTCACTTCAATACTTAGCATCACTGACCCAAGAGCTGAATTCAAATCAACCGTTATCGTGGGACCTAGCGGAATTGGAAAAACAGTTCACGCCAAGAGAATGGCTACCAAACCAGCCCTTTTCGTCTCCCATCTCGACGACCTCAAGAGCTTCGACCCAAGAAGACACAGATCAATTATTTTTGATGACATGTCCTTCACACATATCCCCATTCAGGGACAGATCCACCTCGTGGACCAATATGAACCAAGATCAATCCACGTTAGATATGGCGTGGTCAAGATACCTCGAGGAATCGAAAAATGGTTCACAAGCAACTCTGCAGTTTTCACCGAACACCCAGCAGTGAAAAGAAGAATAAATCAAATCAATCTTTATTAAATCAAATTTCCTCGGCCAGCAAAATTACCAGCCTCAGCAGCAACAGTATAATGATACTTTTTGTTGCAATTAACTTCAAGAGAAACAGACCCCCTGACACCTGTACCAGGAACAGCAGATGGGTTGTAAGCTACAATCATAAAACCTTCAGTTTTGTTAGCAAGATGGTTCCATCTCGATATATCATCAAATTCAATCTCATAATCACCAGCATCACGAATTTGTGTAGAAAATGTCTGTTGAGCAGACAAACGCACACGACGCACACGACGAATAGTATACATCTGACCAAATTGACCAATATCAAATGGAGTAATAGAATCACTATTCACATTCACAGCATTAACACCAGCCAAAGTTGGAGTATGAGCGATTGCATCAGCCCACACAGTAATAGCAGAACCACCACCAGTACTATCAGTAATGTTCTTGCGACAAACAACATGATACAAATCAACAAAGCAAAGACCATCACGGTAAGAAGCATCAGTAGTAGCAGTATTTTTAATATTCAAATTCATAACAGCACTTCTAAAGCGAAACTTCGTAGAAGGAACACCTGAAAGAGCAGCAGTAGAATTCTCATGAGCACGCATCAGAAAATTCAGATCACCATTAGCAGGATTAGTTTGAGTACCAACAGTTGTGGAATTAGTTCCACCCCCATAAATAGAGTAAAAAGCACAAACTTGAGCATCAGAACCAGTAGTAGGAACAGCAGTCATCGTTTGCGTAGTAGGTATAATCATACTATGTAATCCAAGCGACTTGTTCAACATATAGTTAAAACGCTTATAGGCACGGCGAGCCTTAATACGGACCCTTCTAGGAGCCCGTTTACGACGATACATCTGATGTTCGTCATTTTGAAACGTAATGTTACCATACTCAGCGCCACGGCGACTAGAACGAGAACCTGAACTCATTCTACCACGAGCACGACCTCTCATAGCACGTCCAAGAGCCGATTTAAGCCGAGCACCGGCAGCAGACATATCCCGAGAGAAGTTACCTCGATTACGACCGTTCTTATAAAAAGCCATCGCACCCCGGTAATACTATACGGGGTGCTTATATAGCTATTATAATCCAGAAAACCAGCATATATAAAAACTTTAGGGTAACCCCTGCACTACCAAATACTAACCCCTATTCCCATAAGTGAAACCTTTCCTAAGCTAAACTATTTAACACATGGCATACGGCTCACGCCGTATGCCTTTCAGACTTACTGGAGTTGACTTTGCCTTGACCTTTCCTAGAAATGAAACTTGTCCTAAAGTGGC